TACGCATTAAGATTCTGACCTTCAAGAATCATTCTCTGAACCATCTTAGTGGAATCAACATAACTGAGCCTATCAACATTGTCTCTCTGATCCATCTTAGAACGAACCTGAGGAACACGATTAAAACGAGTAGAAAATCTTATCATTAATAACCTCCATAAACATGATCTATAAGTCCAGGAGCAGAGATGGACGGAATCGGGAGATAAGCGTCAATAATATTGCTCCAGCTCACTACAAAATGATCTTCGTCCTGAACTGCCCAAATATGTTTGAAATCTGAATCCTTAATCTTAAGGAAGTCAGAATTAAGAGCAGGACGATTCGCAAACTTTCTTGCAAGACCATAATAATCAAGCTGCTCTCTAAGAGCACCGGTAACAATATTCTGCTTGCACCGCATTTCATTCCAATGAGCCTGATAACCAAATATACCAGCGTCTGAACTTGTACCATCAACATAGAGCTCTGCTGAATATACAGCCTGTTCTGAAAGGAACGCAAGAGACGGATCATAGTGGTCGAATCTTGTCTGCCTAAGCCACTGACGGTTAATACCCTGCTGGTATATTGGTTTAGGTCTGATTGAAACAAGAGTCATAATAAGACCATGCTCAAGAACACGATAATTACCAATCTCCTCAATAGCGTCAATAGCACCAATACCAGACTTATTGCCCTGAGGTGTTGTCTGTTCAGCAGTAGCTTCTGCTGTAGAATCCCATGTACCTGAGGTCTGAACAAGCGGAGAAACATTTACAGGCATAATACAACCACCAATGTACTCAGGTCTATCAAGACGAGCGTCAGTCGGTGCAGCATTGAATGTAGCATGAAGATATTCAGTGTACCTATATCCAGCACGCATACTGAGCTCCTGCATTCTCTGGATAGCAAATGCAAGCCTAAGATCAGAAGGTGTAAATGTAGTAGCTGAAATATTAGAAGCATTAACTGAACCAGAAACAATTGAACCAATGGGTTTACCACTATAACCAGCAGAATCCGAATAAGTAAGACCTAAATAATTACCGGTAGTACCAATACCAGGGTAAGGATTGGGAGTAAAACCTAAAGTACCTGACTGAAGAACAACATTATTAAAATTATTATTACTAGAAGTATTAGAAGCTTGAGTTTGAGTAAACAATACAGGAAGAGTTCCTGATAAATCAACAGGAAGAGCAGGAGCTGTACCTCTCTGCTGAGCTTCAAGTGCAGATGTGAAGTAATCTTTCTTAAATGAGACTCTAAACAAATCCTCATTATCAAGACTCAATTCACTTTCAAGATTCTCGTCAATATAATACTTATTAACAATAAGGTTATAAGCTCTCTTAGGAGCTATTGAGACATTAAGTCCTGTAAGCTGATAATCATTAACAATACCAGTCTGAGCGTCAGAAGAATCAAGGCTACTATTAGTAGGAGGAACAAGAGGGCTCCAACCTGTACCAGCAACATAACTCATAGGATTACCAATGTAGTCCCAAATCTTTTTTGAACTAAATCCTGTATCCGTAAAACTAGGAGACCAATTCGGCAGAGCTGTAGCATAGTCTCCGTCTTTTCCACCTGTAATAAACTTCTCCCAGATATTCTCACCATCTTCTGCATCAAATCCATACAGAAGCCTATAAGGAACAAAGAAAGCATGAGCAAACAGCTGTAAATCCGACATAAGCGGAGCAATCAGCGGCATAAGCTCTGCATGACAAAAAGCCTTCATCTTCCATACAGAGTTTGGCAGCACTTCGTCACACTGAACGGGATAAAGATAACCAAGACTCATAGAAGTAAGGTTAGTATACGATAAATCAAACCTATTCAAAGAGGGATGATTCCCAGCAACACTAGCAAAAGGTTTCTGCATTAAATACCTCCAAAAATAAAAAAAAAAACCAAAACAGGGGATTAGAGCAAAACGCCCTGCACCTCAGCGTCTTTACGCCTAACCACTGTTATGGTAAAACGATTAACTTTATTATCAGTAACATAATCAAAAACTTCTTCAATGGAATTAAAGGTCTTAGACTTCTTATACCATTCACCGTCAATTTTCTTGTTAGTCTCAACAATTATACATTTAATATCATTCATAAATTAACACCTGTACTAATTTCTAAATAATTATTCCTCATTAGGAATAGCATTCCAACAATCATTATTGCAATACTCAACCACTTCATTATAGGTCTCATATTCAGTAACATAAGGAAGACTACGATAAACAACAAGTGAATCACCAATAGCTTTAACCTTATCATTAGACTTAATAGTCTCGTCGACAACTTTCTGTGCAATTTTTTTATTAAGTGCATAGAAAGAACCAACAATAGATTCAGTAAGTGAATCACAAACATAATACTTGTAAAGCTGTTTCATAATTTTTACTCCTTTATTAACTTTCTCATATAATGCGTAAAAGCACTTCGAGAAAAATTCAAAAAATAATATTCATGGTCATGTTTTGCATAAGCATTAAGTAAATTCTTAACCATTTCCTTATTACCAGCACAAACCATACAAACATAAACAACAGTTTCATCATCAAGAATAACAACAATAGAACCAACCTCAGGATCTATTTTTTTAACCAATCTAGATGTAATCTTCTTCACTAAATATCTCCTGTTAAATTTCTTCTCTTTTGACGTTTTGCAAATTTATGCGAAACATCTTTAAAACGCTGACGAAAAAAATCACCAATTTCTATACCTTGCGCCTGACAATGCTTAGCAAAATCTCTAAATTCAATCTTTTGCATTTCAATTAACGCAGGAACCGATACACCGCTTATAATTCCACGATCAACTAACTGCTTTCGAAAATAACGAGGAATCGCATACTTAAAACTTTTTCCACCTTGACCTTGAAAAGGAATATACAAGTGCTCTTCGTCAAAAATTCCAATATTATCTTCGAACCAATCTTGACCAATCTTCTGAGAACACCTCAGAAACTCAGGAACACGGAAAGGATTAGACTTCTCACCGTATAACTTCTTCTGAACATAACCGGCCACATAACCAAAAGTCTCAGGAAAACAAGGTTTAAGACAAACACGACCTTTACTCCAAATTTTCCGTATTAACTCCTGATTCTGTAAAGTAGCCTGAACACCAAAAAGAATTATATGAAGATGGCTTCTTCCACGGAGGGCTCCGTATTCACCACATCCATAGAACTTGATGCCTGTTCTCCATTCATAGGTATCGTGACTGTAGTCTCCATTGTCCGTGTAGACGGCTTTACGGAAACAGTGAAACTCGCCGATTCCAGACTTTCGCAACCGCTTAAGAAAAAGCTGCATATCACGAGGATACAAAGTAGGCACAGGACAAACATCATCTCCGTTTTGGTCGGGCGGAACATCTTCATTAAGACAACAATACAGGCTATTAATGTCAGTATATGAAACAGGTAAAAAATCATCTGAATAAGTAAGAGTTAAATGTGAAATATGCTTCCAATAATGAGACTCCATATAGAGCCTAATCATCCATTCACTTGTACGGTGAATCTTACAAGTAAGACACTTTCCACAACGGACTCTTAAAAATCCTTTCTGACCATTTTCCTTATATGGAACGTATAACGGTGTCAAACAATCATTATACATGCCAATCACCTACAGACGGATTCCGCCACGAGGTCTGAACACATTCGTGATGCGCTTACCGCTTCTACGTATACGTGACAAAAACCTTACCTCCTTAAAATATTAAGAAGGTGGAATCAGTAACCAATTAAAGAAAATGTATCTTCTGTCAAATTAAAATCACCAATTCCACCATTTGGAACTTACATTTTTAAATTTTAAAAACATTAAATACAAAAAGTCAAGAAAATAATCATCTTTCAACACCAAGCAAATCAGGCGTAAAACCAACTGAAATAGCTTGATTCCCATTAGCGATATTAAAAGAACGAAAAAACCTACCAAAGCTAGTCTTAGGCTGTTCGCCAACATTTGTACCAGAACTTCTAGCAATGAAAAGATTATGTTCAAGAACATCATTCTCCAATTTAACCTGAGCAATCTCATTTAGAACTTTTTCAGTCTGAGCACTTACATTTTCATTATGTATTATGTCATTAACAATCTTCTGAGCAACATATTCTCTTTCTTTTTTTGAAAGTAAAGCAGCTTCAGTGTTACGTAAAGTATTTGCAATAAGGGAATCCATTTCTTTCTCAAACTTTTCAAACTGATGTTCACCTTCAAATTCTTTCAACTTAACTTCAGCATTATGTAAACGAGCCTGAGACTGCTGAACATTAATATCAGCATTCAATTTTCTTTCATAATTAGCATTAACAAGATTAGTATGCTGAGTATTAGCAACTGTATTCTGTACCTGAGCTATCTGCTGAGCAACCTGAGCACCTTGAGAAATACCTTGAAGCGCAGCTAATCCAAAATTCTGTGCCTGAAACTCATTTTTGGGAGCAGTTAAAGATTGAGCAGAAGCTGGACGTCCGGCAGCCAAAGTCTTAGATAATCCAGCAAGCTCCATATCACGCGCTGCACGTTGAACAGCATTATCTTCACGCTGACGAGTTAATTCATTTTCTGTCTGCTGAGACTGTAAGTTCTGATTAGCAATCTGCTGGTTAGTCTGACTCTGCTTTTTTGCACCAAAAAAACTAAGCAAACCGCCACCAAGACCAAGAACTCCACTTGCAATTAATCCTATTGTTATAGGGTCCATTATATCACCTCTCTAATCGTTCGGTGTCACTTGGCCTATATTACACAAGGAAGCTATAGGCCAAGTTCAACTTCGATAAAGTTGAATCCACTCTAACGGTGGATGAATAAACGGATGTATAACTCATGCATAAGTTGTGCATAAGTTATCGACTACGGTCTGAGCTTTAGATAGAAAAAATCTCTACGCTCTGACCTTGTCGCTTATGCACAGCATTATGCACAAGTTGATACACCGCTTATTCACTAACCACAGGTGTATCAACTTTACTTTTTTCTACAGGAGCAAGAGTAGAATCCTGCTCTGCCTGACGAGATTCAACAGAATCCTTAAACTCAGATTCATAAACCTTCTGAATACCTGACAAAATCACAGGATCCTCCTGATAAACAGGCAAGGCAGGGACTTTCTCATCCTTTTCCAAATCATCAAGTTTATACATACCTGCACGCTGCGCAGCAGCACGGTACGCATTAAGATTCTGACCTTCAAGAATCATGCGCTGCACCATCTTTGTGGAATCAACATAACTAAGCCTGTCAACATTGTCTCTCTGATCCATCTTAGAACGGACCTGAGAAAGACGATTAAAACGAGTAGAAAATTTAACCATTAATAACCTCCGTAAACATGATCTATGAGTCCAGGAGCAGAAATAGACGGAATAGGAAGATATGCATCTATGATGTTACTCCAGCTGACAACGAAATGATCTTCATCTGCAACAGCCCAAATATGACTAAAGTCTGAATCCTTAATCTTAAGGAAATCAGCATTAAGAGCAGGACGATTAGCAAACTTTCTTGCAAGACCATAATAATCAAGCTGTTCTCTAAGAGCACCTGTAACAATATTCTGCTTGCACCGCATTTCATTCCAATGAGCCTGATAACCAAATATGCCAGCGTCTGAGCTTGTACCATCAACATAGAGCTCTGCAGAATAAACAGCCTGTTCTGAAAGGAACGCAAGAGACGGGTCATAATGGTCAAATCTAGTCTGTCTAAGCCACTGACGGTTAATACCCTGCTGATAAATCGGTTTAGGTCTAATAGAAACAAGAGTCATAATAAGACCATGCTCAAGAACACGATAATTTCCAATCTCCTCAATAGAATCAATGGCACCAATACCAGACTTATTGCCCTGAGGTGTAGTCTGCTCAGCTGTAGCTTCTGCCGTAGAATCCCATGTACCTGAGGTCTGAACAAGCGGAGAAATGTTTACAGGCATTATGCAACCACCAATATATTCTGGCCTATCAAGACGAGCGTCAGTAGGAGCAGCATTAAATGTGGCATGAAGATACTCAGTATACCTATAACCAGCACGCATGCTGAGCTCCTGCATTCTCTGAATAGCAAAAGCAAGTCGAAGGTCGCTGGGTGTAAATGTTGTTGCTGAAATATTAGCAGCATTCACAGAACCAGAAATACCAGTAGTTTGAGAAGTAGAATCACCAACAGTAGAAAGATTGATGAATTTACCGGGATTAGATGAAGCTGAAGAATTAGGGTACAAATAAACATTATTAGTAGGATTGCCATAAGCGGCGGAAGCACCTGAAAAAAGAACAGGAAGAGTTCCGGAAAGGTCAACAGGAAGAGCAGGAGCAGTACCTCTCTGCTGAGCTTCAAGAGCAGAAGTAAAATAATCCTTCTTAAATGAGACTCTAAACAAATCCTCAGTATCAAGGCTGCGCTCAGACTCAAGATTTTCGTCAATATAATACTTATTAACAATAAGATTATATGCTCTCTTGGGAGCTATTGAAACATTAAGGCCAGTAAGCTGATAATCATTAACAATTCCTGTCTGAGCGTCAGAAGAATCAAGGCTAGAATTTGTCGGAGGAACAAGAGGACTCCAACCTGTACCAGCAACATAACTCATAGGATTACCTATATAGTCCCAAATCTTTTTTGAACTAAATCCTGTATCCGTAAAACTAGGTGCCCAATTCGGAAGAGCTGTTGCATAATCTCCGTCTTTTCCACCTGTAATAAACTTCTCCCAGATATTCTCTCCATCTTCAGCATCAAATCCATACAGGAGCCTATAAGGAACAAAGAACGCATGAGCAAACAACTGTAAATCCGACATAAGCGGAGCAATCAAAGGCATAAGCTCTGCATGACAAAAAGCCTTCATCTTCCATACTGAATTTGGCAGCACTTCATCACACTGAACGGGATAAAGATAACCAAGGCTCATAGAAGTGAGGTTTGTATAAGACAAATCAAACCTATTTAAAGAGGGATGATTTCCGGCAACACTAGCAAAAGGTTTCTGCATTATTAAAAATACCTCCAAAAATAAAAAAAGGGACTTCTACGAAGTCCCAAAGAGAAAAAACCAAAACAGGGGATTAGAGCAAAACGCCCTGCACCTCAGCGTCTTTACGCCTAACCACTGTTATGGTAAAACGATTAACTTTATTATCAGTAACATAATCAAAAACTTC